ATTGAGATTATTGAACAGGATGATTTGATTAAAAAAGAAATTGAGAAAGGTATTATTCCCGATCCAAATCAACCTATAGACCCAGCAACAGGAATGCCAGTAGATCAGGCATCTCAAATGGATTTGGGACAACCAGTGATGGAACCGGACTTAAAAGGTGACGAACAAATCGTTGAACCAAGGCAAAAGGCGATGGAAATGCCGAAGGGTGGTGAGATATAAATAGAAGCAGTTATGTCTAATGGTAATAAAATGGATGATTTAATGGATATGATTATTGGTGATGAATCGCCATCGCAGATCAGTGATAAGATAAAAGATATGTTATTTTCCAAGTCGGCAGAAAGAATTGATGCTTTCCGACCCGTTGTATCATCAGCAATGTTTGGTGAGGACGAGGTTGAAAACGAAGAGTAATTAAGAATTTATAAATAACTAAAAGTGTATCTCATAAAATAATGGCTCATAGACCAGTTGGGGCTGGATCCTCATTCAACTTCACCGCAGGAACTGCATCAACATCTTCGGCATTCTCTGTTCAATCAGATGTTGTAAGAATCGTTGCTGTCGGTGATGCTGCATTTGTTGCCGTCGGAGCAACTCCTTCTGCTACTAATGCTGATTATTATGTTCCCTCTGGTGGAACTGTAACACTTGCGATCACAAAGGCATCTAATCGTGTTGCTGGAGTGACAACAGGAACCACAACAATCGTGACTGTGCCCGAAGGAACTCAAGTTCCTTTTGGTGTTGGAGATTATATAACTCTGAGTGGTTCAACACATCACAACTTCACACATCAAAGAGTTATTTCAGTAGATACTTCTGCCGGAGTTGCTGGATATTTTCAGTCAAGAATGACTGTAGATTATAACTCAAGTGGTATTGTAACAGCATTCTCATCTGCAGATGCATCTGTGACTGCATCAAATAAAGTTTCTGCATTTGGTGCTGGTGCAGGAGTTATATATTACCAACAAGTTCAACTCAAATCTCAGGCATAAAAAAATGAAACTTATTACCGAAGAGATAGAATCAGTAGAAGTGATTACTGAAAGTGTAAATGGAAAGAAAACTCTTTATATCAAAGGACCATTTCTTCAGACCGAACAACCAAATCGGAATAAAAGAATTTATCGTATGCCAGTGATGGAACGTGAGGTCAAAAGATATACAGAGCAATATGTAAACAAAGGTCGTGCTCTTGGTGAACTTGGACATCCAGATGGTCCAACAGTCAATCTGGACAGAGTTTCTCATAAAATCACCGAACTTTATCGTGAAGGTAATAATTTTATTGGAAAAGCACAAATTCTTTCCACTCCAATGGGTAAGATTGCCGAAGCACTTCTCAAAGAAGGTGTGATGCTCGGTGTTTCTTCTCGTGGTATTGGTTCACTAAGACCAACTCAAAATGGATATAGTGAAGTTGGTGAAGATTTTATGCTCGCAACTGCTGCCGATATTGTTGCAGACCCTTCTGCACCTGATGCATTCGTTCAGGGAATTATGGAAGGTAAGGAATGGGTATGGGATGGTGGAGTGCTCCGTGAGCATTCTGCAAGGAAAATCTACAATAGAATCAATACATTAGTTTCACAAAAACAACTAGATGAGAATAGATTGAATCTTTTCAACGATTTCCTAAATTCGTTGTAAATTATTAAATTATAAATAAATATAGATTTCATAAAAAGAAAATCGGAGAGTTCAAATGTCTCGTGGAGATTTACAAGAAATGGAAGTAGGCACAAAGCAATCCAAAACTGCTGTGAATGCTAGTTCATCAGCACCAGATCCAATGTCCAACTTGAGTGGTTTAACACCAGGTCAAACTGGTAGTTGGGAAGATTTAGGTGGACCTACACCTGAGAATTACCGTTCTGATGATGATTCTGCAAAACTCAAGACCCCTGAAGGAACACTCAAGCAAGTTAGAGATGTTGTTAATAAAGGTGCAAAGAGTGCAGATCCTATGAAGGGTATGGCAAAAGAAGATGCTGATTATGATGAAGAAGATGAAGAGCTCGTAGAGGAGCACGATGAGGAGCATGATGAGGAAGAAGAGGAAGATGAGAAAGATAAGAAAAAAAATGGTAAGAAAGTTAAAAAAGAAGAAGATGACGAAGATGAAGATGATGAAGATCTAGAAGAAGAGTTTGATCTTGAAGAAGATGTAAATGCTCTTCTAGGTGGAGAAGAACTCTCCGAAGAGTTCAGAGAAAAGGCAAAACTTGTTTTTGAATCTGCACTCAGATCAAAAATTAGTGATATCAAAGAATCTCTTGAGATCAGATATGCTGAGGCACTTGTAGAAGAAATTGAAGAAATCAAAGAAGCATTGAATGATCGTGTAGATTCTTATCTTGAGTATGTTGCTGATGAGTGGTTTGCTGAAAACACACTCTCAATTGAAAAGGGCCTGAAGGAAGAACTCACCGAGTCCTTCTTGACTGGTCTGAAAGGACTTTTTGAAGAACATTATGTAACAATCCCTGAAGATAAATATGATGTTCTAGAGAGCATGGTAAACAAACTTGATGATATGGAGACGAAACTCAACGAGCAGATTGAGAAAAACGTTTCACTCAATAGTCGTCTCTCAGAGTCGGTTGCTGATGGAATCTTAGATCAAATTTCTGAGGGTCTTGCGTACACTCAGAAAGAGAAGCTCGCCTCACTTGCCGAAAGTGTAGAGTTTGAAAGTGAAGCAGAATATCGTGAAAAACTGGAGACTCTGAAGGAATCTTATTTTCCAACAAAAATGATTTCTCCATATGCTAAAACAGAAACCCTTTCTGAGGGATTAGATTCAGCACAAGAATCTGTTTCAGGTTCTATGGCTGCATATCTAAACACACTTTCAAGATTTAGCAAATAATTGAATTTAGTATAATTCAAACAAAAACATTCACTTACAAAAGGTAAAAGCAAATGTTCCATTCCGAACAATTGCAGGAAAAGTGGGCACCACTTCTCAACTATGAAGGTCTTGATTCAATCAAAGATTCTCATCGTAGAGCGGTAACCGCAGTCCTGCTAGAAAACCAAGAAAGATTTTTAAGAGAGCAATCCTCATTTGATAATGGTTCATTATCAATGTTGATGGAATCACCAACCAACAGTGGTAATGCTGCTGGTGCATCTGGTGGTTTTGGTAGTGGTTCTGCTGCTGCTGGTCCTACTGCTGGTTTCGATCCAGTTCTAATCTCCTTGATTAGACGTTCAATGCCTAATTTGGTTGCTTACGACCTTGCTGGCGTACAACCAATGAGCGGTCCTACTGGACTCATCTTCGCAATGCGTTCACGTTATACCAACCAGTCTGGTACCGAAGCATTCTTCAATGAAGTAGATTCAGCATTCTCCGGTCAAGATGCTGGCCGTGACGAAACCGCAGGATTCTCTGACGTTGCTGCTGGTATGGGTACCACTGCTCAAGGTGGAACTAACCCCTCAGTTCTCAACCCTGTTGGTACTGCGACTTCTACTGCCTACAATGTAGGTCAGGGAATGGTTACTGGTGATTCCGAGAATCTTGGTGGCACTGGTGGTGATGCATTCAATCAGATGGCTTTCTCAATCGAGAAAGTAACTGTGACTGCTAAATCCAGAGCACTCAAGGCCGAGTATTCATTAGAACTCGCACAAGACCTCAAGGCAATTCACGGTCTGAATGCAGAAGCAGAACTTGCGAATATTCTCTCCACAGAGATTCTTGCTGAAATCAACCGTGAGGTTATCAGAACCATCTACAAGGTGGCTGAGCAAGGTGCTGTACAGAATACCGCAACTGCTGGTATCTTTGACCTTGACGTTGATTCCAACGGTCGTTGGTCAGTTGAGAAGTTCAAAGGACTTCTGTTCCAGATTGAGCGTGATGCTAACGCAATCGCACAAAGAACTCGTCGTGGAAAGGGCAACATCGTAATGTGTTCTGCTGACGTTGCTTCAGCACTCACAATGGCAGGTGTTCTCGATTATACTCCTGCTCTGAACTCCAATCTAAACGTTGATGACTCCGGCAGTACTTTTGCTGGTACTCTGATGGGCAAATTCAAGGTCTACATCGATCCATATTCTGCTAACCTGACTTCTGCTAACGCAACTCCAGGTAATCAGTATTATGTGGTTGGATATAAGGGTTCTTCCCCTTATGATGCAGGACTCTTCTATTGTCCTTATGTTCCTCTCCAAATGGTTCGTGCCGTTGGTGAGAATTCCTTCCAACCAAAAATTGGCTTCAAGACCCGTTATGGTCTAGTTGCTAACCCATTCGCAGAAGGAACTGATCAGGGTCTCGGAAGACTTCAGGTAAATGCAAACCGTTACTATCGTAGAGTTGCAGTTAAGAATTTAATGTAGAAATATGGTGAATATATTCATCATCTACAATATTTTTGGAGACCTCAAAAAGGTCTCCTTTTTTATAAATAATAATGTTAAGAACCTATTTAATGGAAAATGTCAAAAATTTATAAAGTCACGAATAAGGAAAATGGTAAATTTTATATTGGAAGGACATCATATAAAAAACTTTATATGAGAAAAGCATCTCATAAATGGTATGCCAATCATATGAATACAAATCTCCCATTTCCCAATGCTTTAAGAAAGTATGGTGTAGACGGATTTGTTTGGGAGATATTAGAAGAATGTGATGATAACAAAGCAGGTGAGAGAGAAATGTATTATATTTCAGAGTTAAATCCACAGTATAATGTAACTTTGGGTGGAGATGGAGGAACTTTTGGTCGTCCATGTCCAGAACATGTAAAGGAGGCAACAAGACAATCAAGAATTGTACCAGTTAAGGATAGAAAAACAGGAAAAATTTATAGTTCTATGAAAGAAGCAAGAAAAAATACTGGAGTGTTAGAAAGTAGTATAAGTAGATCTTTAAAATATAATGGTTCTGGTAGTAGGTGGGAAAGAGTTATCTAAATATTTAAAAAAAATGGCATCTACTACATCAGGTCAAATTGAAAATCGTAATTTTCTTTCACCAAGTGGATTTAAATTTTCATTAAAAAGAAGTCCCAAAGTTGCATTTTTTTGTAATGAGGCAAATATTCCAGACTTAACTCTTGGGATTGCAGTTCAACCAACATATCTAAAAGATGTTGATACTCCAGGAGATAAAATTGTTTTTGGAGATTTGAATCTGCGTTTTATGGTTGATGAAAATCTTGAAAATTATATGGAAATTCAAAATTGGATTCGTGGTTTAGGATATCCAGAAAGTTTGCAAGAGATTTATGATTTACAAAATTCTGGACTTACGAATCCAAAATATGCCCAAAAATCGATGGATATATATTCTGATGGAACACTTCAGGTATTGAGTAGTAATTTTGTTCCAAATTTCCAAATTAAATTTAGTGACTTGTTTCCATATTCATTGACAACATTAGCATTTACTGCTACCGATTCGGACATTCAGTACTTTACAGCAGAGGTGGGTTTCAAGTATACTATCTACAATATAACAGATTTAAGTGGAACTCCATTATGAGTATTGATCTTGAAAAAATTCAAGAAATGTGGGAAAAGGACGCAAAAATAGATCCAGATAATCTTCATACAGAATCTTTAAATATACCAGTGCTTCACGCAAAATATTTTGATCTTTATAATACAATCGTTCTTTTAAGAAAAAAAGCAGAGCAACAAAAGAAAAATATTCATCACGAAAGGTATGAATACTTCTCTGGAAAGGCAGACCCAGAGATTTATGTAGAGAATCCATTTCCAAAGAAAATTCGAGATAAAGAAACTATGCAAAAATATCTTGATGCAGATGATAAACTTTCATCTATTAATATGAAAATTTGTTATTACGATACTATGTTGTATTATCTTGAAAGTATATTAAAAGTTATTCAAAATCGCACATATCAAATTAAAAACTCAATTGAATTTCTGCGATTTAATGCAGGTTTTGGATAATGGATGACGATATTTATCAAATAGAGATGAATATTGAGGCTGTGAGAATTGTATATAAAGCATTATCTATTTCTGCTGAAAAGTGGCCTGGTGGAAATCCACAAGAGCAAGTAGATATAATCGGAGTTCGAGATTATTTTTACAGAATGATTTTAGAATATCAATTTGAAAATCTACAATAAATACTCATAGATATATGAATCTTTGTGACAGATACTACAGAAAATCTTATTATATCTAAGTCTAACGAAGTATTTTTAAAAATAAAAACAGAACCTCATATTGAATATGAACTGAGAGATCATTTCAAATTTGAAGTTCCTGGTGCAAAATTTATGCCTCAATATCGAGGAAGAAATTGGAATGGGGAAATACACTTATTTGATATTAGAAGTAAGCAAATATATGTGGGTCTTTTAGATAAAGTTATAAATTTTTGCGAACAATTCAATTACACATATAAGTTTGAAAATAATAAATTTTATGGTCAACCTTTTGAAACAAATGAAGGAATATCATTAGAGGGTGTAAAAGATTATATGAGTTCTATTTGTTCTCATACTCCCCGTGATTATCAGGTGGATGGAGTATACGATGCTCTAAAATATAATCGAAAACTGCTGATATCACCCACTGCCTCAGGAAAATCTCTGATGATTTATTCAATCGTAAGATACTATGTAAATAAAGGGCAAAAAATTCTTTTAGTTGTTCCAACGACATCTCTTGTAGAGCAGATGTATAAGGACTTTGAGGATTATGGTTGGGATTCTGAGTCATATTGTCACAAGATTTATTCTGGTAAAGAAAAAACAAATGAACATCCAGTCACAATTACGACCTGGCAGTCTATTTATAAATTAGAGAGGTCTTTCTTTGAGGATTATAATGTCATTATAGGTGATGAAGCTCATTTATTCAAGAGCAAGTCACTGATTCAGATTATGACTAAACTTCATCATGCAAAATATCGTTTTGGATTTACTGGTACTCTTGATGGTACTCAGACTCATAAATGGGTTTTAGAGGGATTGTTTGGTCCTTCTTATAAAGTCACAAGAACAGATGAACTGATGAAACAAGGACATCTTTCACAACTTGATATTCAGTGTATTGTTCTCAAACATCCTCCTCAAAAGTTTGATATTTATGAAGATGAAATACAATATCTTATTTCTCACGAACAGAGAAACAAATTTATTACAAACTTGACTTTAGATCTAAAAGGAAACACTCTGGTTTTATATTCAAGAGTAGAAACACACGGGGCAATACTTTACGAAAATATAAATAAAAATAAGCAAAGTGATCGTAAAGTCTTTTTTATTCACGGTGGAGTGAGTGCCGAAGAACGAGAATTAGTTCGTGAGATTACTGAAAAAGAAAAGAATGCTATTATAGTTGCTTCCTATGGAACATTTTCCACTGGTATTAATATCAAAAATTTACATAATGTAATTTTTGCCTCACCAAGCAAGTCAAGAATACGAAATCTTCAGAGTATTGGAAGAGTTCTTCGTAAAGGTAAAGATAAAGTCAAAGCAACACTTTATGATATTGCCGATGATTGTACTTATAACTCAAAAAAGAATTATACACTCAATCATTTGATAGAACGAATCAAAATATATAATGAAGAAAATTTTAATTATGAAATAGTCACAATACAACTAAAAAAATGATTGAAGAAGATTTTTACTGCACTCTCAAACTTAAATCTGGTGAAGAAGTCTTTGCCAAAGTTGCAGCTTCGGAAGAAGAAGATAGAACGATGCTGATTGTTTCAAACCCGATTGTAATCTCTGAGTATAAAAACAGAGGTGGTGAATCTGGTTATAAAATAGAACCTTGGTTAAAAACAACAACAGAAGATATGTTTATTATTAAACTTGACGATGTTTTGACTCTTTCTGAATCATATGATATTGAAATGATTACGATGTATCAATCTTATTTGAGACAATCTCATAAGAGA